CCGTCGCGCGAACAAACCCGGTGATCTGCAGCGTCAACGTGCGCCCGTATTGCGTCAGCGGTACGTGGCCCGGCGTCTCGTCGCTCGGGCGCGCGAGCGGTGTCACCCACGCGAAAGCCGCTGCAGTGTTTGGCGGCTGCCGAGCTGCGCCGATACGCACGCGCGTCGCGCCGTTCGATGTCCTGAGATCGAAGTCATAATCGACGCCGCCGTCGACGAGCACGCGCAGCTCGTCGCGGACCTTCGACGCGATGTCGCGCGCCGCGCTACCCAATTGACACCTCACGGGCGACGAGCTGCAGCAGATCGGCGGGCGCGCTCTCTGTCGCTTGCGACATCGCGTCGCGCATGTATCGGCGCGCGGGCAGCGTGACAGAGCGCGCGAAGATCAGCTCGACGCCCTCGGGCGTCTGCAGGCGGGGAACGCCGGCCGGCGTTCTCGCTCGGGCGTCGAGCGAGAACACGAGATAGCGCCCGCGCTTCGGCGTGATCGTTCCCCCGTACTCGTGAATGCGCGCATACTTGACGGGGGCGCCGCCGACGCGACCGCCGGCGGAAAGGACGACCGCGACGCCCACGGGGCGCCCCTCGACGCTCCCTGCGATGCTGTTTCGCAGGCGCCCCGACCGAACCCGAAGCCGCGTCGTAGCGTTCATCTTTGCGAGCGCTTCCGACCTCAGCGCGACGCGCGCCCCCCACCTGGTGAGGGCGCGGGATAGCCCACCAGCACCGAGCTCGCGCAGGCGGCTCTCGAAGCTCGACAGCGACTCAGACAATAGCGCCCCCCACGAGTTGATGCGGCTCGAGCGCCTGCTCTACCGATGGCAACAGGGCGAGCGAGCGAAGCCCCTGACTCGTGCCACGCTGCGACATGTTGCGGACGCCGAGCGTGGCTCGGTTCCTCCACCAGTGCGCGACCTGCAGGCCGCACGCGTGCTGTATGTCTGCGGGAAGAGACGTCCAGCCGGCGACGATGATCGCGCGGTTCGCGCGCGCGCCGGTGTGCCACGCCGACGAGGCGCTCGACGCCAGCTCGACGACGCCCTCGGCACCGAAGAGCGTGTAGTCGCTCGCGTCGACGAGCGTGTCGGCGCCGTAGTCTCGAACGGCGTCTGCATGTACGCTCGTTACCGAAACGACGGGATAGACTCCCAGGCGCAGCACTCGCGCGTCTCGGGGGTCGGGTCCGTCCACGTAGATCGTGTACGTGGAGTCTTCGAGGGTTCGCGCGGCGTTAGCCGCCCCACCCGGCGCAGCGGGGAACGATAGCCGAGCAGCGGCGAGCGCATCGAAGCGCGCGATCAGCGTGTCGAGCAGCGTGTCTTCGCCCGCGCCCTCGAGCATCGGGAGATAGGCCGCCGCCTGCGTCGCAGTCATAATCGCCATCGCGACACCGCCATAGGGGAGAGCGCAGCGCCCGGTCGATCGTGGGCGCCGCGAGTGCAGACGCGAGCGGCTGCCGGCGCGATGTCACGCGGTCCGATACCGGTCGATCTCGATGTGCACCGCGCCGTCGATGCTCATCGATCCCGCCTCGGTTTTCTTGACCGCGATAACGCTGCCGTCGGTCAGCTCTTCGCTCGCAGGGTTCGTCGTCGACGCGAGATCGACAGCGGTGCCAGCGGTTACGCCGTTCAGGTCGGCGACGGTGTTCTGCTCGCTGGCGATCTCGACGCTGTCGACATCGATCGAGAGATCCCAATAGTTCGCCGCGTGCCCGGCGACGGTTTCGGCGGGCATGAATCGCATAGCGACGATACGCGCCGGGTCGGCGTAGCCGTAGCGGTAATACTGAACGTCGTCGCTGCCGCCGGCGGCAGAGATAGGAATTGTGATCGTCTCGCGCATGATGTCGACCTCGAAGCGATGTCGGTGGAGGGTTTAGGTGCGCCGACCCTTACAGGTCGTAGCCCTGGGCGACGTTCTTCGCGCTAGCGCCGTCGAGAGTCCAGAAGATCTCTCGGCGGGATGCGACGAGGTGATGAACGCCGCGCGTGATATCCTTGTCGGCCTCGGTCATAAGGCCGCGCCGGACACCGAAGCGGAAGCGCGACCGGTTGAACGCGAGAAGCTGCCCCTGAGTTGTCGTCACGCCGTCATAGACGCCGCTGGCGTTCAGGTCGCTGGTCATCATATGCGGTGTGACGACGCGCATACCAGCGACGCGGGCGATCTCGCCGGTGACGACCGAAGCGGAAGCGCCGTATTTGTCGACGGTCGCGAGCTGCGTCAATGACAGCAGCGACGAGACATAATCCTCGAACGGCAGCGCGAGAACCAGATCGCCATCGAGCCCGAGCGCGGGATCGAGCTGCCCGCGAAGCGTAAGCAGGTTCGCGTAGGTGAGGGCGCTATTCAAGTCGAGCGTCGCCGAGACGTCTTGCGCGCGGGCGCGCAGCCCGACCCACGCGCGCCGGTGGTCGACGCTGGAGCCGAGCCCGGACGAATCCCACATCGATCGGGGATTCCAGCTCGCGATCCCCGTATCCTGGTGCGTGCCGGTGTCGCCGTTCAGCACGGCATCATCGCGGCCGATCGCGATGCTCTTCGACGCAAGGTCGATGATCGTAGCGCGAGCGGCGACGATGCTATCCTCGTCGGCGTCTGCGTCGACCACCAGGCGCACGCCGTATTTCTGCGCCGTCCGGCTGCGCTCGCTCGACGTTAGGGAGCTGCTCCGATACTGCGCCGGATCATCGTTAGAGGCTTCGCCCATCAGATAGGGCGTCGCTCCAGCGGTAACGAGCGGCGAGATCACGGTGCGGTTCGGCATCGGGTCGCTATCGAAGAGCCCCGAGAACGAGTGCTCGATCGCCAGCTCGGCAGCCGTGATCAGCTCGGGGAGCCGCACCTCGGTCGGGATGAACTCGCCGCCGGTTCCGTCGGTGGAGTTGAAGATCCGCTGACGAACGCCGGCGGGGGCATAGCGCAGCGTCGACTGCAGGCGGCGCAGAGACTTCGGGGCAAGGCGCCCAATCATGGACGGGTCGCGCAGCTCGTGAGTGGACCGGCACCGGATCAGCGCGACGAGCGAGACATCGCTCGCGGCAGCTTTCGCGGCCTTGTGCCACTCGCCGAGCGAGAGCGTATCGTCGAGAAGACCGGGCTCCCAGCCGCCGTCGGTGTTCTCGCGCCCGTACATGCGCAGAGTCGGGGATCCGTCGACGGCCTTCGTACCGTAACGGCCAGAGATCTCGCTCTCGGGTCCGGTCGGGGCGCGTCCCGATAGGGCGAGCTTTTCCTGCATCGCGCGCATATCGGCGCCGGCCTTCTCTGCGAGCGAGCGCAGCTCGGCGTTCGATCCCTCCATCTTGCGGATATGGGCGGCGGCGTCAGCGACATCGCGCTGCAGCTTGTGAAAGTCGGCCACGGTGGGAGAAGTCATGTCAAGAAACCTCTGGCGTTCCAGTTTTTGATACACGATGAACGCGACAGCGTCAATACAGCCACCGCAGGGGGGGCGCCCGCCTGTCGTCATCGTCGAGCCATTCGAGCCGCTCGACTGTTACGGGCGCTGTTTCGAAGATCAGCAGGTCGGCGGGCTCGACGCGCGGCGGGTTCGGGGCGCACTCCGATCGGCCGACGAGCAGCGCGCCCGCGTTGCCCGGCACGACGACGGGCGAGCACTCGAGCAGCGCGTTCTCTTCGAACAGGAAGCCCGTCGGCGCGTGGGCGGGATGGTCGGCAGCGAGTCGAGCGCGCGGCGTCGCGCTGCCGGGCAAGAATCCGACCGACACCGCCGACAGGAAGCGGCGCCGATACTGCGACGCTACCAGGCGCCCCAGCTCGTTCTCGTCGCTCTCGTCGAAGACCAGCGACCCGCGCAGCGACCCGCCCTCGACAGCGACATCGACCCATCGGCCGACCGGGGGCGTCGAGTAGTCATGCGCCCACGGCGCGACAGGGTTCGCGCTGAACCCGTCGAGCGAGAAGCGCTGCTCGACGATGTCGCGATAACGATCGGGCTCGGCGGTCGACATGATGAAGCGAAGCGGGGCGCCGGGCTCGTCGCGCTGCGTCGCGTCGCGAGTCATCGCCGCGCGATACGTCAGCAGACCGACACCGGCGGCGCGTGACAGCGCGACGAGCTGCGCCGCGTCGTCGATCGTCGGCAGAGACTCGCCGTTAATCATGGCGCGCACGGTGCCAGCGTCGACACCGGCGGCGCGCTCGACGCGGTCGATCTTCGAGTCGTTCTGCCCGAGCTTAGCGGCGAGAGTCGCGCCGGGCGTTGATAGTAACTCTGCGAACATTTGGGCCCCTAGTCGACGATCGGAAGCACTGTGCACCTGCAGTTTATATCCTCAGCGGCGACGCCGAACCCGCCGGGGTGTTTCGCCCGAGCGCCGGACGGCGACGAGAACCGCTCGGGCATGTCGATCGTCTGGCCGTCCATAGCCCGATGGGTATCGCGAACGGCATCATCGCGCGCCGATAGCCACTGACGCCGGACGATGATCCCCTCGGCGAGAGCGAGTTCGAGGGCGTGCTCTGTCCCCGCCGATAGGGCGCGCGTCGTTTCAGTGCGCGCGATCATCAGCGCGCGCGCCGGCCTGAACGCGGCGGCGCGCATTAACTCGGTCTGCATGTCTGAAACGCTCGCGCCATCTTCGAGCCCGGCAGTCACGACTCGCCGAACGGCGGCGCGCGTCGTCGATCCCGCGTGATCGACAAGCCCCCCGATCTGCAGCTCGAGCGGGGATACTGCGGGGCTCCAGCTCGCGCCGCCGCCGACTTCGGACATCGCCCACCTAAACGATCGGCGCATCGCTGCGCCGATGATCGGCGTCGAAAACTCGGTCATCGCGAGAGCCTCGGCGGCGACCTGGAATAAGGCGGCCCACTCCATCACCGAGAAGATTCGCACGCGGCGCGAGCGGCGCTCGGGCATAATCTC